CGGGACTGTTCACTAGTGTTCCAATGGTGGACGGTGCAGTCTCTTGGCATCTATATCAGCCCATCAAATTGGTTTTGGTCCATTCACACTAGCCCCAGATAGAGGGTGGATTTATTGTGGTTACCTTCTTCCACAAACAAAGCATTTTACAAACAATCTTCAGGGTCCGTGAAGACGGCACGGGCCCTGAAGGCTCCAGTGGTGAGCACACTGGAGTCCAATGACATTCCATCGTAGTGTTTTTCAAGCTGAATCTGTTCGTCTGGGGTGACACCCCAAGCAGACCAGAAACTCAGCCTGGACTCGTCAGTGGGAGCTTGGGAGACACGTTTCCCTTGCAACCCAACTTGGCGCATGAACCACGGGAGAACCTCATCAGTAGATGCGATTTTCTTGTTTCTCCCGCGCCGACGAGACCACCACGATGTTGAGCCAGACCGGCGATACAGGTTGTAGAAGCTGTCAAAAATTGGCAGCCCTCCTGATAACGCCAAACCACCAGTACCTACGGCATCGAGCCAAGTGGAATAAGTGATAAACTGATCAGTATGTTTTAAATACACGCTGTCCTTAGCAATTGCTGTCAACGGATTCCGACACATTGTATAAACACGCCCATCGAAGACTGGGCGACACTGACAAAATTCAATGTGTTCAAATTCATAAGATGGTTCTTCAATAGCCATATTGAATCCCATCTCATAAAACCATTCAAACAGTCCGTCACGAAAACGAGCTAAGTCGCGTTGTTCCATGAATACCACGCAATCATCACCATTGTTGGCAAGCTGAACATTGACTTTCTTGTGAGTGGAGTAAGCTTTAATCATCATACACATGAGCACACAATTGCCCAATGATGTATTCATATCTCCACTCATACGTGTTCCTTCAATTTCATAGTCAATCTTGCCATCAGGTGTCCTCCCGACACATCTATTGCGTAATTGGTATTTCAAAATCTCTTTCAGTTTATCCTTATCTTTCTTACGTGGAAAGCATTCCATGTAGATAGAGTGTTCAAATTTTAGCGCTTCCAAGGAAACATGTTGATCAAATCGCGAAGCATCCAAACCAATGGCAACTGGTTTAGTGAACATGTCCCATTTTTCCTTAAGCACGGCAGCTGTTCCGTCTGTATCCATTCCTTTCATAACGGTTCGATGGTCGAACATTCTGCCAAGCGCCTTGAAAATTCTCTCCTCAATAGGTTTTAAATACCGCCCCAAAGCGATATTAAATTTGGGATCCCTGGGAGAAATCACTCGTGGTACTGGATCCACCTTGGTGGTTCTGTCTGTCTTCTCAAAC